CGGAACCGACCGCCGCCGCGGCAGTGATGCCCACCCGCACCGCCGCCGTCATCCGGGCAAGATAACCGTTCAGGTCGGCTTCGGCAGCGCCTGTTATTTGCCAACCTTCAGAGCGCAATTTAACGGCTAGTTGCCGCACAAACGCGGCGGTGTCGGCGCCCAGCTTGCCATCGTGCTTAAGGATTTCTTGTGCCAGGCGTTTGTAAAGGGCGTTGTAATAATCAGACATTATGCCTTAACCATCTTCACATCCCCGCCTGTTTTTGCAACCGGTCCCCCAATGGATCGCCCTGCGCATCAATCTCCCTGTCAATGTCCGTCATCACGCCGGGCGAGGTGTTATTGCTCAATATCTGCCTGGCCAGGCGTTTTTTGACGGCCTTGTCAAACTCCGCGCCCATCCCCAGGGTGGCCGAATCCATCGCTATGCTGATGTCCTGCGCAAGATCGCTGAGGTTGTAGTCATTGGCATAGGCGATATGGCCGGTGAAAGTTTGCCCCATCAGCCCGTAAACCAACCGGGCGATTTCGTTTTCGGCGGCTTCGCACATCTCCGCCATGCCGCGCAGCGAGCTGTTCGCCTCCTGAAAATGAAAGCTCAACGCCACGCCCGATTGCTGCACGCCGCCGACAAACTCAAGGTTAGCCACCCGGTAAATGTCTTCTATTACGGCGGCGGTGCGATTCATGTAATGGGCGGTCGGCTCCGATGGCGGGGCGATGAATTCCGGCTTGCCGCCGCCGGTCGGGTCGTAGGTCAGGCCGTTTTCCGTGCTGATGGTCAAATCCTTTAGCCGTTCGCGCTCTTCGGGGCTGCTGACCGGCATCGCCAGAATGGCAAAGGTTTGGCTGCGCTCCAGATCGCGCAATTCCGAGCGCAGGTTGAACAGTTCCCAGTTCAGCACCGCCAGGTCATACGCCCAGGATTGGCTTTGGCAATCAAACGGGTCCAGCGGTTTGGCGATATGCAGGCGCACCACCGGCACCCGGCCCAGGTTATGCTCGCCCTGGACAATGATGTCGACGCCTTCCTCATCACGGCTGACTATCCAGGCAGTGGTGGTAAAGGTGCGATACCGGAGCTGCTCACCCGCCCCCTCGCTAAAGGTCACGCTGTCCCAGCCGCCCGTCATGTTCCTGGTTTCGGCCACCAGCTGGCTTTTAAAGCGCAAGGCCAAATAGGGCAAGGCCTGGGTGGCGGCGGTGTCGCCGATGTGTCGGGCGCGGTCAACAATCACATACACCGTGCCCAAAATCATCGCCAGCCGCTGGTAACTGCTCAGCAAGCTGTCCAGCTTGCCGCCCGCGCCGTCGGCGTTGCCCATGAATTGCGTATATAGATCGTCCACCTCGCGGTTGGGGGCTTGCCGCCATAAAAAGCCCATGAACACGTCAATGATCTTGCGGGTAAAATTGGGGTAGACCGCAGCAGCCCGGCGGCGCCTGAACTTGTCGTCGGACTCGCGCGGGTGCCTGACCAGATACAGGCCGGTCAGATAGCCGCCCTGGCCGCTGTAACTGTCCAGCAGGAATTGGTCGGTCAGGCGGTAATCGCCGTAAAACTGGTAAAGGGCGGGTTGGTCTGCCATATAAATCCCTATAAAAATTTAAAGCGCATCGGCGTAAACACCTCGCCGCCCACGCCAGAGCTGGCGGCGTGTATGCCTAACGCCAATGCCCAAAACCTGTCGGCATGGCCATTTTCTGAACGCTCTGCGGTAAAGCGGATGTTGCCGGACAGGCTAGTGATTTTAGTCACGGCGCGAAGGTCGGCGCGAATATCCGGCCGGTACGGGATGCGGATTTTTTTATCTTCCATCGCCCCGCGCACCGGATAGGCCAATTGTTCCTTGATGCGGGCAGAAAAGGTGATGTTTTCAATCCGGTATTTGCCAAATTGCTTCTCTGCGTCATCGCCCCAACCAATACCCAAACCGGTGTAGTCGATGCAAACCCGGTCCATCAACGCCATCACCGGCCACAACACCTTTTCCTGTTCCGGTTTGGGCATGGCTTTCAGCTCAATCACGGCGCGGGTGTACAGCACATCGCCCAGCCGCTCAAACACCCATAGCACCGTCAAATCCTTTTTGCGACCTATATCCAGCCCGGCAAACAGTTTTGCGCCACGCGCTTTGGCGGCCACCAAATCAATCTGCCAATCCTCATTGCCCGGGTATTCACAACCGGCAATCAGGTCATATTCCAAAAACGCCGCATCATCATCCGCCGCCTGGCACATATATTCTTGCTGGAAGCTTTCCTCATCGGCGCAACCGGCTTTGATGAAATCAAAATACGCGGCCTCATCCATTGCCTGCACTTCATGATCGGCAGGCAGGGCTTTTTGCAGCTTGTATAACAAACCGTCATTTAACGCATCCGCCAGCGTGATCCGGTGCAGGCTGATTTTTTTGGGGTTATTGCCTTCGTTGATTTCGCGGATCAGCTGGTTAAAAAAATTATGGCTGCCGCGATGGGTGGAAATAATTTCCATCGAGCCGCCCCAGGTGATACCAGGGTAGGCAATACTCCACAGCTTGCGCGGGTCGGGGTGCAGGGCGAACTCGTCCAGGATGCGACCGCCGCGCTTGCCCGCTTGCGCGTCTGGGTTGGATGACATCGAATGGATGCGTTTGCCGGAGGCGAATTCCAGTACATACGCGGTAAGCTTGTTGTTTTCATCAATCACCTTTTCGCCCAAATCAAGGGCGGCAAGGTTGAGCACTTGCGCCCACATTTTGCAGTCTTCAATAAACAGGCGCGCTTGCAGGTCATCCCGCGACGATACCCATTGATCACAGCGGTTGCCAGCCTTCGCCGTGCGTTCATCAGCCGCATAAGCGGTTGACCAGCTGATACCAATCTGGCGGCCCTTTTCCATCAGTTTCAGTCGCGAGTTATCCTTGATCCAGCGTTCCTGCCCGCTTAAAAACAGCCCGTCGGGGTTAACCGGTACTATCCTGGCGTTGCCTCGGGTGGTTTTTGGGCTGGCCATTATTCCGCCATGCCCAACACGTCGCGGCGGATCCGGGCGATGGTCTCTTCGGAAACGCCTGCGTCTTTGGCAGATTTAGCGGCGGCATTGGCGGCCTCCCTGGCCATTTCCTTGCGGATTTCGGCCTTGTATTTTTGCGACATGATGTCAGTGCGGCTTAAATCGGCAACCGCCCTGGCGATTCGGCTGGTGGTTTCCGCCAGCTTATGGGGGTCTCCGCCAGCGTCCTGTTGTTTGCGCAGGTCAGAGCCAAGCCGCAATAGCCGCGTTTGCAGCACGCGGATGGTCGCATCGCGCACCACGCCTTCGGTGTCCTCATTGTTGGCGACAGCCATTTTGGCAACGTGGTACATCTGGTTGGCTTCCGCCATGTCCGCTTCGAATTCCTTCTGGAAGTCACTGCCGTAGCGGTGTGCGGCGGATAGGGATACAGTAATATCCAGGCCTTCCGCTTTTAGCCTGTCGTTCAGCCACGCAGTCAGGCGTCCATATTCGCTAAAGCCGCCCGCCACCAGTTCCGCGTTAAATTCATCACGGATGGTGGCGGGGATGGCGCTTTTGATTTTGGCGCGGCGCGGCATTAGCCGGCCACCGGAAACGGCCGCAAGATGCCCGGCACCACCGCCAGACCCTGGGCAATCTCCTGCCCGTTCGGGGTCAGCAGGGCGATATGCACGCCGCCGTTGCTGCGATCGACAATGGCGTCGGCGTTCTCTTCCAGCCACGCCAGTTCAATATGCAGCTGGGCGCGGTTAAGGGCAAAGCCCTTAACCTTCAAGTCTGACAACAAACTTTCCTGGTGCGCCTGATACTGCGGGGCTTGCTCCAGGGCCTGCAAAATCAGCAAGCGGGCATGGGCGCGGTCATAATGGCTCATTTCCTGTTTACCTGGTTATTTAAAAAGACCATAAAATGCTCATCAATCTGCCTGATATTTTTGGACATTTCGTCCAACCGTCCGGCTAATGGCCCGACTGTTTCCAGCACCTTGTCCATCCGCCGATGCACGGCCGACAAATCGTTCTTGGATATGCCGTTTTCCACATCCGACTCAATGGCGGCCAGCCGTTGCCCTTGTACCGCCACCTGCTGGCTGACATGGTTAATATCCGCGTGCAAGCTGCTCTTGACGGCTTTCAGCTCATCGGCGGCGGCTTTATGGCGGTTGGTAAAGGCCACGAACAACGCCAGCGCAAAGTTCAGCAGCAACAGCGACAGCGTCCAGAAATTAAAATCAAAACTGATCGCCCCCATCAGCCACCGCCCGCCTTCTCAATCTTGTGGCCGATGCCCAGCAAACCGATGCCCTGCACGATAAACTGCACGCCCGCCGCGGTATCATGCAAGCCCAAAAGCAGCCCCAACGCGCCATAACCTATCGACAGCAACGCCGCCGCTTTGGTCTTCCATCCGGTCATCATGCTTTCCCCTCAAACAGGTTACGTTCGGCGGCGCGGCGTTTCACCAGCCCCGCCAGTTTGATTTTCCGGCCTTCGACCGTGGCGTATACCCACTTGCCGAACTCGGCCGCGGCGCCGGCGAAATCCGCTTTATCAACCAGTTTCCGTAAGGTCGATTGCGCGTAATTACCCTGGCCGACATTGAAAATGAACGAACACAGCGCATCAAACTGCCGCTGTTTTAGCGGCGTGCGGGTCACCAACGCCAAAAACAACGCCACTTGCGCCACGTCGCGTTCCAGCAGGTTGTCGGCCTGCGCCGGGGCGATATGCAGCGGGATGGTGATTTTTTTTGCCGCCGCGTTGAACCTGATAATGTCGCCCATGCGCGCCATGGGTACGTTAAACAACGCATAATCCATCGGTTGCAACACATGCCCCCAGCCGATGGTCAGCCTGTTGGCGGGGCATAAATACGCGCTCAGGCGGCAGCCCTCAAACTGTTTGATCAGGCCGATGGCGGCGGGGGATACGGACTGGATGGCGGTCGGCATGGCGCAATCTCTACATTGAGTTGCGCCGAAGTGTAAGCGGCGGGCATAAAAAAACGCCATCGGAACGGTGTCCGATAGCGTTGGGTTGGGGCTTGAAACAACGGCTTATAGTAGTCTAAATGCGTGCCGGCAACAACTCGGCCACCACGTCCATGAACACCGTCAGGGACTCGCGGTTGATGTCGATCCAGTTCTTTTCGTCCTCAAACTGCGGGTTGGCCAGGCCGCCCGCCAGGCGCAGCAAGTGCCTGGCGCGGTAGAGGTTGCTGGCTTCGTCGTCCGTTAATTCCAGCGAACTTAACCGGGCTTGGGCTGGGGCATTCATGCCGCACCGCCTTGGCCGGGCAAACGGGCGGCGGCGCAGACCACGAAGCCGCAATCGCGCAGGCGGCGCACGGCGCGGTAAATGGCGGTCTCGCCAATATGCAGCATGTCGGCGATACGCGCTTGCGAATAGCCCAGCCGGGTCAGATTCAGCACGTCTTGCAGACGCGGGTTGGCTTTCAGCAGTTCGGCTTGCAGGGCGGCCAGGTGGGCGGGGTTGACGGCAGGCTGATAGTTTTGGGTAGCCACTGCGTCGAAAGTACGGATGACTTGCAGGTGGAATTTGGGGCTGATCCACATCGCGTAGGCGTAGACGAGTTCTTTGACGACATAGGTGCCTTGCTGGTTGCCGCCGTTTATAACCGTAATAGCTTGATTTTGTTCCAGTACCAGATTTCCTGCTTTATTAATTTCTTGGATTAGTTCTTTTGTTGAATCCAGTAGAAGAAATTTTGACGGCTGGTCTTTGCTTAGTGTGCCAGCGGCCTTATGCAGGTCATTAATGCAGTATTGGTTCGCGGTGGTTTGACGGATGGCGGTATCGCCAATGTTGATCGAGGTTAATGCGTTCATGATGGTTTCCTTTGAAACAGTTGTAAACCTGCCTCCCAAGATGCCAATCCAGGGCGGCAGGATGAACGGGGTTGGCATACCAGTCAAAGGTCTG